TGGAAAGGTGCACGGAAAAGTTCTTACACTTAAAGCTATATCGGGACGCATGGCACTCTATGGCCCAAACATGGCACAAGTTCCAGCAGTATACTCTCCTTACGGGAAGCAGTGCAGAGCTTGTTGGAGTTCCTCTTCTGCTGATCACGTTCTTGTCGGTTGTGACGCAAGTTCCTTAGAGCTAAGATGTTTAGCTCATTATATGAATGATGCTTCTTATACCAAAGAAGTAGTTGAAGGAGATATTCATACAGCTAATCAGAAGGCTGCTGGGCTAGAGACACGCGACCAAGCAAAGACATTTATTTATGCATTTATTTATGGTGCTGGTGCAGCTAAGATTGGCAGCGTCGTTGGAGGGTCAGCGGCAGAAGGGCAACAGCTTATTGATAACTTTCTAGGAAGCCTTCCTGCATTAGCTACCCTAAGAGAAAGAGTTGCTAATGTTTCTAAATCTGGTTACATCTCCGGCCTAGATGGTAGGAAGCTACACGTCAGGCATCAACATGCAGCTATGAATCTTTTGCTGCAAGGTGCAGGTGCTATTGTTTGTAAGCAGTGGCTTGTGTTTATTGACAAGCTTATAAGAAAGCATAAGTTAGACGTTAAGTTAGTAGCTAGTATTCATGACGAATATCAATTTGATTGCCGTAAGGATCAGGCTGAACATTTTGGTAAGTTAACCAGAGAAGCTATGAAGCTAACTGAAAAGGAGTTGAATGTTAGGTGTCCTCTTGATAGCGCATATAAAGTTGGTAACAACTGGAGTGAAACACACTAAGTAAAGGAAAAATTTAATGAACACAATTCCACTTACAGAAGAAGATATTATCTATGCACGTTCAGTAGCTAAGTCTATCTATGATGAGTCACGCCGACAAGGACTTAATCCTGCTGGTGCTACAGGATATTACTCAGCAGAGAATGAGATCATTGGGGTGCTAGGTGAGATCGCAGCGGCACGTCATTTCAGTATTCCATTTGTCCCAAACATCAATCAGTTCAAGCGTCCTGATGTTGGACGGTGGCAGGTACGTTCTACCAAGTACCCAAAGGGTAAGCTCCTGATCAGGCCGGGTGACCCTGCTACTGATCCTTACATGCTTGTCACGATCCCTACGTTTCGTGCTGCTAATATCATCGGATGGATCGAAGGTAAGGATGCTATGACTGACGACAATTGGTATGACAAAGAAAGTATTCGATCAATCGTCGGACCCGGTGATGCAGCATGGGTTATCTTTCAAGAACAACTTAGTTCTTTCACAAATGAATATTTCTATTTATGGCAAAAAAAAACTCTTGAAAAGGAAGTAGCAGCATGAAGATGGAAGTAAATTTAAATGATGCTTGGGTAGACGAAGTAGTAGCTGCCTCGCTACGTGATTTCGTCCGACGTAATCATAAAAAGTCAGACCCTGACACGCCTCTCAAGGCAATGAAGAAAGTCCTCAAGTTCTATAGTGTGCATGAAGACTACGAGGCTTTCATCAAAGACCTTGAGGACACGTCCCTGAATGACGAAGAACAAACTAATTTAGATTTTTAGTTGACACGCCACAACTGATAGCATAGTGTCAAGCATGGGTAAAAAGAAGAGGCCCGACAGGGCCGGTTGATTGCTCTGAACAATCAGCCAATTCTGAAACCCTCGGCGGTCCAACGCTGGGGGTTTCACCCAACCACCGCACGTACCAAGGGATTCGTGCCCCCTCAGACAAAAGGAGTAAAGAGAATGGCTGGACTACGCGGCACTGCATACTGGGCCAAAGTTCATGAGGCCGTACCGAATCGGTTTGACCCGGAGAAGATTGAGTATTCGATCAACATCGGTCAGCTTACCGAAGAGGATAAATTGTTTCTGACTGAACAGAATCTTGGTGAGAAGATCAAGAATGATCCGAAGGGAACGATGGGTGACTACATCCAAATTAAAGCACGTAATACTAAGCGCGTCTACAATCAGGAGACTGGTGAGTCAGACGAGCATGAAAACTCTATCATTGTTGTCGATGAGAACAAGGAACCACTCTCCTCAAATGTTCTGATTGGTAATGGGTCTGAAGTTGTAGTCTCGTTCAAGCCTATCCATTACAAACGTTATGATGTATGGGCTGCTGAGTTGCTTGGCGTACAGGTTCTTAATCTGAATCAGTACACTGCTGCTGTTGATCCAATGGCAGACTTCGAGGAAGCAGCTAACTTCTCTGCGTAAGTAGTCGGGTCCGGGGGTGCCCGTCATCCACCCCCACAATATTCAAGAGAAGGCCAAAGCAATGTCAAAGAGACTCGAAGATATACCAGACGATTTACAGACGATGTTTGATTTTGGTGTCGAATCCCCCGACCCTGAGAATGTAGATCGTTTCCTGACAGACATTAAGGAAGCAGTACTCCGCTCCATCAGTGAGTCGGGTAGCCGACCCAGCCATCTTCGTATGTCGAACATCGGCAAACCTGATCGTCAACTCTGGTACGACATCCGTGACGGTAAGCCGGACAGTGCTATGTCGTATAGTCTCAGGATTAAATTTCTGATGGGTCATGTCATGGAGGCCATCACTCTTTTCCTTATCCGTGAGGCAGGACATACAGTCGAAGACGAACAGAAAGAGATGGAGATCGACGGTGTCAAGGGACACATGGATGCTCGTATCGACGGCGTCATCACAGACGTGAAGACAGCATCCCGGTTCGGCTTCCGTAAGTTTGACTCTGCCGAAACTCTTGCCGCTGACGACCCGTTCGGATACATCGGACAGATCAGTGCGTACGCCCAGTCTCACGATGAGAAACGTGCAGCATTCCTTGCCATCAATAAAGAGTCGGGGGAGATTAACATCTGCACTGTCTCTGATAATCAGATGATTAACGCAGAGGAAAGGATACGTGATGCAAAACAATTCCTCGATTCTGATACGCCGCCACCGCCTTGTTATAATCCGGTCCCAGAGGGCAAGTCAGGTAACTTCGGCTTGGCGAAGGGTTGCTCTTGGTGTGATCATAAATTTAAATGCTGGTCCCATGTCAACGGCGGACGCGGCCTTAGAGGATTCCGATATTCCAACGGAATAAAATATCTAACTCATGTGGTAAACACACCGAATGTCGAGGAAGTCACCCGTTAAAGCCAAGAGAGGTAGCGGACACTGGAAAAATCCATCACGAATTAAACTTGACCCGGAAAACTCATTCGGTTTTGTATATCTTATTGTCAATTTCCTGACAGGTCAGAGATATATAGGTAAGAAACAATACCACCAGTACAGGAAAGGTATCAGAACACGACCATCAGACTGGCGCACATACACATCGTCATCCAGACGTGTCAACGAAGACATTAAGAAACAAGGCAAGTGTAACTTTCATTTTGAAATCCTCTCGCAGTTTGAAAGTAGAGGGGGACTTGTCTACGGAGAGACAAATCTCCAGCACGTCTGTGATGTGATGACAGAGCCGGGTACAAATGATGAGCGTTTATTTTATAACGCTTTCATCGACAAGGTACGCTTCGTCCCCCAAGAATTTCTGACTGATAGTCAGAAAAAGAAAGTGAGGGGACGTGTCTTCAAAGATTACAGTTGACCTGAACGAAACTCTTGAGTCAATATCAGACGCCCCTTCAGGTGATCCTCATAAACTATTATTCATGGCGGTTATCTTTCAGGCGATGCTCGACGCAACAAAACCAGAGACAGACAATGAATCAGCAGAAGCAATCCTTGAACGAGGCAGGTCAAGGAGTTGGCTCTTCGCCCAAGTCGGCGTCACAGCAACAGACTTTGTCACCATCTGCGATCTGGCAGGGGTTGACTTCAATCAGGTCAGACACTTTGCCAACCAAGTTATCAACACGGGCGAGTCAACATTCATCAGGAGAAAGATCAATGCCATCCTCAACCACGGTTAAGTCTGACGGCTGGTCAACAAGCTACTACGAATTGCCGGACGGTGCCTCAGAGTTACAAGACCTGATCGAACATCGTCAGATGAATTTTTCTGTCGGTAATATCTTCAAGGCTGCGTACCGTCTGGGCAGAAAGGATGGTGCCTCAACGCTGTACGATCTGAACAAGATAAGGTGGTACGCCGAGCGTGAGATATCCCGTATCGAAGGGAAGACACCCCCTCTTAATCCGTTCGAGCATGTAAACTAAGGCGACACGATGAAGCAAGTTAATGGCCTCTGGCTACCCGACTCTGACACACACTTCTCCGGACCGGGGCGAAGCCCCCTCAACTATGAGATAGGGACACGTCAGGTTGTCCTTGGCCTTACCAAGGAACGTCGTCTGGCTCTTGATGTCGGTGCCCACGTTGGCATCTGGACATGCCATCTGGCAGATGAGTTCGGTGAGGTGGTAAGCCTTGAGCCTAACCCTGAAAACTTTGAGTGTCTCCAGAAGAATACCGAGGGGATGGACAACGTCACCCTCCGGAATGAGGGAGCATCGTGGACATCAGACATGATGACACTCGTCCATAACAGGGAGGGTAACTCAGGGATGTGGTCACTTGCCCATCCCGGCGAGAAAGTTCCCGGACATAAGTCACACTTTGTTAA